ACCCAGGAGGAGCGAGAGCAGCTGCGCCGGGAGGCACAGGCCCCCGCCGCGGGCTAGGCAGAGGAGGCGGACATTGAGCATCCAGGAGCTATTGACAGGCGGGGGCGGGCTGGTGGTCCTGGCGCTGACGGTCATCCAGGTCGCCCCCGTCAAAATCAACCCCTGGTCCGCCATCGCCAAGGCCATCGGGCGGGCCATCAACGCGGAGGTGCTGGCCGAGCTGGAGCGGACCCGGATCCGGCTGGACGACCACATCAGGACGGATGACGAGCGGGCGGCGGATATGCACCGGGCCAGGATCCTTCGGTTCAACCAGGAACTGATTCGAAGCATCCCCCACACCCGGGAGGAGTTCATCGAGGTGCTGACGGAGATCGACCGCTATCAGCGGTTCTGCCGGGAGCACCCGGATTATCCCAACAGCCGGGCTGTCCACGCCATTGCCAACATCGGAAGGGTGTACGACGAACGGCTACAAAAGCACGATTTCATCTAAAGATGCATAGCACTGGAAGGGGGTGAGAGATGTGGAACAGCTATACAAGCGGCTGGGGAACCTGCTGACCATCAAGAGTATGGTGACGCTGATCCTGACGGCGGTGTTCGCCTGGCTGACCTGCTCCGGCGGGGTGAGCGCGGATCAGTTTCTGACCGTGTTCACCGTGGTCATTGCGTTCTACTTCGGGACGCAGGCTGAAAAAGCCGAAAAGCGCACCAACAGCGGAACTTAACGTACCAACACAAAAAAGACATGAGAGGAGAAAACAACATGAACGCCAATTACATCTATGACATTTTCCAGACCTGCGAGGAGCTGGACCTGCCCGACCTGACCATTGCCCTGGCCCACCACAAGGAGGCTCACCCCATCCCCGAGGGCATGACCGAGCAGGGCATCAACGAGTTTGTGGGCGGCCACTATGAGGCCCTGGTGGACGCCTTCGCGGGCCACGACCGGGAGGCCTTCGCCACCGCCGTGGCCGCCGGTGTCAAGGAGGACGAGGAGCACGCCCAGCAGGAGGCCGGTCAGGAGGTGTGACCCCATGCTGATCTGCATTGACGCGGGGCATTGTTTAAGCACACCCGGCAAGCGGTGCCTCAAATCTATTGACCCCAATGAGACCCGGGAGTGGGTGCTTAACAGCCGGGTGGTGGACAAGCTGGAGGCCATCCTGGCGGGGTACGACTGTCAGACCATGCGGGTGGACGATGTGACCGGCAGGCGGGACGTGACCCTGTCCCAGCGGGTGGCGGCGGCCAACCGGGCCAAGGCGGACGTGTATCTGTCCATCCACCACAATGCCGGGATCAACGGCGGCTCCGGCGGCGGGATCGTGGCCTATGTGGCCCCCAGCCACCAGAAGCAGAGCGAGGTGGTGCGGAATGCGGTGTACCGCTATACTGTGGCGGCCACCGGCCTGCGGGGCAACCGGGCGCAGCCGCTGGCGGAGCAGAGCCTGTATGTGCTCAACTATACCACCATGCCCGCTACCCTGATCGAGCTGGGGTTTATGGACTCGACCCATGACACGCCCCTCATCCTAACGGAGCGGTTTGCCGACCAGGCGGCGGCAGGGCTGGCGGCGGCGCTGGTAGAGGTGTATGACCTCCAGCCCAAGGGCGGCGGGCAGGTTCTGATGACCGCGGTTCCGGCGGAGGATCTGACGGTGGAACTGGTGGACCGGCCAAAATCGGAGTGCGGCGACAACTGCGCCAACGCGGGCTATTTTGCAAACTACTCCGAGGCGGGCGAGCCGTTCACGCTGCCGGTGGGCCATCTGGTGGGCGACTACAAGGCCGCGGGTAAGTGGACGCGGCACTACTGCCAGGAGCGCGGGCGGTTCCAGTGGGACCGGTTCACGTTTGACGCTGGCCGGTGGGTCTATGCCAACCCTATGTACGGGAAGGCGGTCTCCACCCTGCTGATCTCTGGCGGCAAGGCCCGGGTGGAGGAGATCCGGACGGTGCCGGAGGGGACGGACTACGCCGTGTCCGGCATCCCCGTGCTGCGGGCTGGGAAAGCCTGCACCACCGCCCAGGCCAAGGGGCAGGGCTGGGACACCTCCCCGCTGCGGGCCACCTGGCACACGCTGGTGGGCCTCAAGGGGGACGGCATGGTGTACGTCATGGGCTGGCAGTCCAGGACCGCCAATCTGCTGGACAGCGGCGAGGCCGCCCGGGTGTTCCGGGGGCTGGGCTTTTCCGATGTGCTCAAGCTGGACGGCGGCGGGAGCTACTACCAGAGCCGGGACGGGGCGGTCTCCAAGACCGCGGAAAACCGGCGGATCAACAGCGTGCTGCGCTGGACGGTGAGAGAGGAGGAGCCGGAGTTGACGGAGGACAGAGTGCGGCAGATCGTTCGGGAGGAACTGGCGGTCCAGGAGTCCAGGCTGGCCAACGCGCCGGCGGACAGCTGGGCGCTGCCTTACATCCGGCAGGCCGTGGAGGCCGGGATCCTTACCGGCGTGGACGATGGCCGGGGCGGCGTGACCATCGCCAGGCCCAGGGCCCACACCACCAGACAGGAGCTGGCCACCATGGGCGTGGCTATCCTCAAGGCGGCGAGAAAGTAAAAGAGGGGGAGCGCGTGGGCGCTCCCCCTTTCTCATGTCATTTTATACAGTGTTTCGGTATTAGAGACAGGTTTCGCACTGGTGTGTGACGCGCAGAGGCTGGAACCCTTGGAGCTCAAGGGGGGAGTGGATAGGGAGAAATACAATCCCATTAAACTTGCAACATAGCGGTACTACAATACACCAGTTTCCAGGCCGATGGCAAGGGAAATGGACGCAAAAACTGCACTTTTCCCATGTCTCTGTTTTGCACAATGTTTTGGTGTTAGCGACAAATCATGCGATTTTGTAGAGCTCCTGGCGGAGGTAGTCCAGGCCGATATGGGTGTAGTGCTCGGTGATGTCCTTATTGGCATGGCCCATCATGCGCTTGATGGCCAGCTCATCGGCGCCGGCCTGGTGCAGGCGGCTGGCAAAGGTATGGCGGCACCAGTGGGGTGTCGCTCCAGCGGCGCCGATCTGCTCCATAAGGGCGGTGAATCGGGACCGGAACACCTGGGTGGAGACGGCGTGGCCAGCCGGATCACAGATGATCCGTTCTCCGTTCTGGGCCAGGCGTGCGGCGAGGTAGGGTTTGATTTTTGGGTGGACTGGGACGATCCTGTCCCGGCCTGCGGCGGTTTTCATGCCGCCCTGGAGGTAGTCCCCGTCGGCGTGATAGGAAAATCTGGTAAGGGCCAGAAACTCAGAGATCCGGAATCCGGTATAGCACAGGATCAGGACGGCGTCTGCCCAGGGATCGCCGGAGGCAGCCAGCTGCTCCAATTTTTTGAGCTGGAGGTCGCTCAGGACCCCCTTTTCCTGTTTAGCCTGAACCGACGGAATTCGTATGAACTGGGAATAGTCCTTGATGATGATGTCGCGCTCCATGGAGAACCGAAATAGGGCGGAGATCAGCGCCTTGTCATTCTGGATGCTGGACCTGGAGCGCCCATCGGCCTCGTCCTGGTCAATGATCTGCTGTAGGTCATCGATGGTGATGCGCCGGACCTTTTTGTCCGCCAGGGCGGAGACTCTGCCCCATGCAGCCCGGTGGGAGGAGACGGAGGCGGGGCCCAGGCGGGGGTATTCCCGGCTGCTCCAGAGGTCATAGACCTGTTGGAGGGTGTAGTCGATGACCTCGGTGGCCGGGGAGGAGTGGGTGCGGCACCACTCGTCCAGCGCGGCCTGGGCGTCGCTGGCCTTGGCGTGGTAGGATAGATACCTCTGCCGGATCCGCCCCCGCTGGGTGCGGTAAGGGATTCGGACCGCCCAGGGGCGGCGGCGGTTGCCGGAGAGCTTGACGATGCTCCCGGTGCCATTGGCTCGCTTCATGTGAGGGGCCTCCTTTCAAAACAAATGTTCTAGTGTGAAGTTTTTGAGAAGCCGCCCGGTGGGGCGGCTTCTTTTCAAATCCGCAAGCGCTTGCGGATTTGAGACTTGGCGCGGTTGCGCTTCGGCGAAAAGTGTGGTATCCTGTCCTTGGCGCTGCCAGCAAACGGCAGGCGGTTGGCCCCCGACAGGGGGCAGCTTCTGTCCCCTGATCCACGGAAAGGGGGGCTGCCCAATGGTTACATATTCCGATCTGATCCAGACCGGCATTTTAGTCGTTGGCATTATCGGCCTCTTTATGATGGCCAATAAAAAGAAGTAACCGCCCCTCCGTCCAAAGAGTGCGGTTACTTCTTTTGAAGAACTAAAGTCTTGGGCCAACCGTCTGCCGGCAGCGCCCTTTTCATGTTCAGTATAACCGCCTGATGTTCGATTGTCAAGTCCGTCCCGAGCCGGGGCGGCTTTTTTCAAATCCGACAGCGCTGACGGATTTGGCAGTGGAGTTATAAAATAGCGCTCATAAATGCGACGGCCAGACCGACCACCTCAAAGCTGTCCGGCTCCAGCTCAGGCCCGCGGAGAATGATGGGCTTGACGGTGGGGTTTTCTGACCGGAGCTCCACATAGTGATCGAATACATAGACGCGCTTCAGGGTGTACTCGTCGCCGATCCGGATCACGGCGATCTGACCGTTTTCCACCTCCGGCTGGAGGTGAATGAACACGGCGTCCCCGTCAAAGATCCGGGCGTTGATCATGCTGTCCCCCACGCAGCGGAATACGATGTCTGCCTTAATATCCACCGGAGCCAGGACGGTCTCGTCCAGCATTTCCCGGTGGAGGGGCTTCCCACAGGCGGTGGCCCCCAGCACCGGCCACTCCTTCATAGCGGGAAGGGGCATGATGTTAGAAGGGAGACTAAATGACTGCTTGTGTTCGGTTGTATCATCCAAGAAAAAATAATTTGGAGTTACGCCTAATGCCCAGCAGAGATTTTGAATTGTATCAGGATCAGGCTTATTTTGGTTGTTTTCCCAATTACTAATAGAATTATGTGCCGCGTGTATTAACTCAGCTAGCCCTTTTTGGGTTAGCTTTTTTTCTTTTCTGGCTGCTCGAAGTTTTTCACCGAATGTCAAATAAATCCCCCCTTATGCCCTTACAATATCACAATATTTCGAAGTTGTAAATAAAAATTTTGGTCATTTCGAAAAAATGTGTTGACATTTTGATTATTTCGAAATATACTGTGCTTGTAAACTTCGATTATTTCGAAACTGGAGGTGATGGAGGTGGATGTCGGTGAAAAAATCCGTCGATACCTGGAGGAGCATGGGGTTACGCAGGTACATATTTGTCAAAAGACAGGTATTGCTCCAGCCAAACTGAACCTAGCATTGTCCGGGAAACGCAGGTTGACCTTTGAAGAATATGAGCATATCTGCTGGGCGCTTGGCGTGGGAGTGGAAACATTTCTGGAGGCCAGGCCCCCGCAGGCGGGATAAGAGGAAGGGGGTGAGAGGATGTTTGTTTTGACCACGGAGTATGAATTGACAAAAGAAACAAAAAGAATCCTTCGTGAGCAGTTCAAGAAAGAGACCGGGGAAGATTGCATTGTCTTGGATTTAGGCATGAAGGTCACGCAGATTTCCGTTAAAAAGGACAGCGCCACCGGCGGCAACCGGTGACGCTGACAGGGCCCTGATTCACAGGCTGAAATCCGGGGACGATACATGGTCGTTGAATTTCTTGCTCTCAATTTTCTTCAGCTCATTTTCGGCATGAGTATACATTTCGTAGACTTCTTCTACGGATGTATCTTCTGTTGTATGAGCCTTGACATAAATGAGGGCCAAATCTTGGATCAGTTCTGGTTTCATAGGATTCACCTCCTTCCTACCGCCCATATTTTACCACGGGAGGGGGAGGAGGACAAGACAAATGTTCGAGAGACAGAAGCCCCCGGCCGGGCCGGGGGAGGAGAGGGGGGGAGAGGTGTGGGGGAATTTTTTACCACCGTTTTTGTCCCATTGGTTTTTGGCTACCTCTTGGTTGGATTCGCAATTTACTGGGAAAGAGGAAGCCCCAAGTATTACAGGACTCTGTTGCTCTTACTATTGCTTTGTGTGATCTGTGTCGTCAGTTCACTCTATACGGCTTTCCTTCTGTCCTGATTCTGGTGTAGGAATAGGATAGTGCATCAAATCATTCCGCATGGCACGAAGGGCCGCAGTATGGGCCACAGCAAACTCTTCAAACGGATGAAGTTTGCCCTGTGTCTCGTATTCTCTGATATATTCGGTCAGCTGTGAGAGAACGGAAATCGTTTCTTCGCTTGCTACAAGGCGGACAGCATTTTCAGCACGATAAACAACTGCACAGGCCTCTCTGTTTTTTGTGTTAGACCAGTGTTCAAATGCTTCCTCAAAGGCGAGATATACGTTTAGGCGGGCAGAGATGAACGCTTCTTGTGCAGCAGTCTTGATTTGGGCATCTTTCCCTAGTCTTGCGGCGACCATGCTTCCTATGAAAGCGAATATGCCGGATAGAATTGCGCCGATCAGAGCTATCAATGCAACAGCTATATTCGTATCAAGTACCAATTAAATCACCTTCCTACCATCCACAGTTTATCACAGGAAGGGGAGGAGGACAAGAAGAAGCCCCCCGGCCGGGCCGGGGGAGAAAGAGAGGTTACCATGAGACCAAGAACCAGAAACCTGAATATCCCCAGTGACCAGGAGATCCTGGCTCTGGACAACGTCCCGGTGGAGACGGCGGCCCGGTATCTGGGCAGCAGCACCGCCACCCTGTACGAGGCCCTTCAGGACGAGCGGGTCCCCTTCGGATGGGCGGTACAGCACAACTCCCACTGGTCCTACAATATCAGCCCCGGGGCCCTGGTCCGCTACAAGCGGGAGGGGCTGCCCATGTACCGCCTCAAGGATGTGTCAGAGATCATCTGCGAGGACGTCAACCGGCTGATCGACCAGCGGATGTCCCTGGTGGGCAAGCTGACCAGCGCACTGCTGGAGACGTGAGAGGAGGTTAACATCATGCGCGCACCCAATTTATCTGAGGCGGCCCGGGTGACAGCGTCTCTGCTGGACCAGTACGGCCCGGCGCGGCTGCTCCGGGTGGAGGAGCTGGCCCCCGGGATCTTCCGGGGGATGCTGGCCGGCGGGGCCCAGGCCCTGGCAGTGGTCCGGGAGGACGGACGGATCGCCGTCCTGGAGGCCGAGCCGTGGGCATAAAAAATCCCCGGGGCCTTTCGGCACCCGGGGCGGTAGACAGGGGGTCTACCATGAGAACAAATGTATTATACCATGGGAACGTGTGTTTGACAAGGGGGAATTTTTGCATGATCCCTGAAAATTTGAAAGAAAGCTGGCAGAAGGTGCTGGCCCGCTGCGAACTGCTGTTCCTGGCCGACAACGGCGGGGGCTATCCGGACTGTCTGGCCGGGCTGTCCCCAGAGGAGCAGGTGCGCACCCTGCGCAGCCTGGGGTTCCGGGTCCGGGAGTATTACCAGATGCCCATTGACCTGACCCGGCCGGAGGCTCCGGACAACCTGGAGCCCTGGATCCGGCTGACCAGCGGGGTGGGCGTGAGCCTGAACCACGGATTTGTCTCCCGGGCGGGAAGGTGGAAGCTGTATGGGTGAGGGAACGGTACAGTTCCGCCGGAAAAAAGCGTTTGCCACCCTCTACCGTGAGGTGGCCCAGGACGGGCGCCTGAGCCTGGAGAGCCGAGGGCTGCTGGTCCTCATGGCCTCCCTGCCGGAGAATTGGGAGTACAGTGTCGCCGGCCTGGCCAAGAAGGCGGGCTGCGGGAAGGACAAGCTGCGCCGGATCCTGGGGGAGCTGGAGAAAGTAGGCTATCTGGCCCGGGAACAGAGCCACGACAGGGGCGGAAAATTCGGCGGAAATATCTATATCATACAGGACGACGCGCCACCGTTGTCCGGGAAACCCGACAACGGTCAAACCCGTCAACGGGAAACACCGTCACCGGCTTTCCCGACACAAAAGAAGAATATAGGGAAAGTAGAAGATAAGAAAAAACCCCCTAAAGCCCCCCAAGGGGGCAAGCGGCCGAGCAAATACGATCTGGCGGAGGACGCCAAGCCGGTGCTCCAGGCCTACGTCGGGGAGGACGGGGAACTGCACCGGGCGCTGGCTGACCTCATTGAGATCCGGGTAGCCAAGAAGGCAATCAACTCCAAGCGGGCGATCGTATCCCTCCTGCGGGAGCTGGACCGGCTCAGCGAGGGCCGCCGGGAGGACAAGCTGCTGCTGATCCGCCAGTCGGTGACCAACAGCTGGAAGTCTGTCTTCCCCCTGCGGCAGGGCGGCGCCCAGAGAGCGGAGCCCTCCCAGCCCACCCTGGTGGCCCGGGAGGAGGTGGCCACATGGTAGCGCGGGAGGAGGACAAGCTCTCCGCCCAGGTGGCGGTGCTGGGATCCCTGCTCATTGATGACAGGCTGGTGGGGCAGGCTCTGGAGCGGATCCGCCCGGAGGATTTTCTCACCCCCAAGTGCCGCATGGTGTTCCAGGCCATCCGAGCGCTGTTTGCCGAGGGCAAGCCCACCGATGCGGTGACCGTCCGGAGCAAGCTGGGGGGCCGGGAGGATGACGGGTGGACCCAGTACCTGATGGAGCTCATGGAGCTCACCCCCACGGCGTCCAACATCTGGGAGTATGCCTCCATCATGCGGGCGCAGGCCCGGAAAGCCAGGCGGGATGAACTGGCCAGGATGCTCATGGAGGCCGAGGACGACGAGCAGGAACAGAAGTGCATGAACCAGCTCAACGCGCTGAGGGTGGACCGCCGGGGCATCCGGCGGATGGATATGTCCCAGATGCTCCTGGCCTTTGCCGACCGGCACAGCGGGACTCCCGTGCAGTACATGACCTGGGGCCTGCCCAAGCTGGACGCGGGTACATACACCGAGATGGGGGACATGGTGGTGCTGGGGGGCTACCCCTCCGCAGGCAAGACCGCCCTGGCGGTGTCCATGGCCTACCACCAGGCCAAGACGCACCGGGTGGGGTTTTACAGCCTGGAGACCAACCAGTACAAGCTGGCCGACCGCCTGATCGCCAACCTGGCGGGGATCGAGATGCCCACCATCAAGCGCAACGAGATCTCGGAGGAGGCGTGGGGCCGATTTGCCGCCTGCTCTGACCGGATCCGGGGCCACTCGCTGGAGCTGATCGAGGCCAGCGGCATGAGCGTCCAGGACATCCAGGCAGACGCCCTGGCCCGGCGGTACGAGATCGTGTACATCGACTATCTCCAGCTGGTGGAGCCGGAGACCCGGAAAACCAACCGCACGGAGCAGGTGTCCGGCATCAGCCGGGGCCTTCAGCAGCTGGCCCACGGACATGGGATGCTGGTGGTGGCCCTGTCCCAGCTCTCCCGGGCGGACAAGGCCGGGGAGGACAAGCTGGTGGAGCCCACCATGTCCGACCTGAGAGAGTCCGGGCAGATCGAGCAGGACGCGGACGCCATCCTGCTGCTCTACCTGGAAGAGCCCGGCAGGCCGGACAAGAGCCGCCGGGTGCTGAAGGTAGCCAAAAACAAGGAGGGCACCCGGGGGAGGATCTATCTGGTCTTTGACGGTCAGTACCAGCGCTTCCGGGAGAGTGCGCTGGAGGAGCCCGCCCCGGCGGCGAAGCGGCAGACCTACAAGCGGCCGCCCAAGACTCAGATTGACTTTTTTGACCTGCCGGACGAGCCGGTCCCATTTGAACAAAAAACGGAGGAATTACCATGAGAACATTTGCGATCGTCAACCGGGATGAGCGGCGAGTCTGCGGGAACAAACCGAATCAGACGAGACATGAGTTTGAACAACGGGTGCAGGAGTTGGTATGGATCGCGCTGGTCACCGCGTTTTTGTTCGGCGTGTTTGCGCTGGGCATGAGCGTCGGAATCTGGCTGACGGAGGTGGCGTGATGTTTACGCCGGAAGAGCTGGCTGAGATGGCAGCCGCCGATGCGGAGATCGAAGCGGAGTTCCGCCTGACGCAGGAGGATCTGGACCGGAGCCGTGAGCTGGACCGGGAGGCGAAGTTCCGAGCCCTGCCTATGGAGAAACAGAAGGTGGCCGCTCAGCAGAAGGCCTACTACGAAGCCAACCGGGAGAAGGTGGCCGCACAGCGGAAGGCCTACTACGAAGCCAACCGGGAGCAACTGCGGGAACGAGCCCGGAATTATATGCGGGCCTACCGCACAAAAAAGAGAGCCGCCGGGCGATGAGAGGATGGGATGAGAATGCTGAATAGAATCACGATCATGGGCCGGCTGGGCCGGGATCCGGAGGTGCGGTACACCCAGGCAGGCAAGCCGGTGGCCTCCTTCTCCCTGGCGGTGGACCGGGACTTTAAGGACAAGGACAGCGGCGAGCGGGCCACCGACTGGATCCCCGTGGTGGCCTGGGAGGCCCGGGCAAAATTTGTCCAGCAGTATTTCCACAAGGGCCAGATGGCCGTGGTGGAGGGCCGCCTTCAGATCCGCGACTGGACCGACAAGGATGGCGGCAAGCGCCGCAGCGCCGAGGTGATCGCCGACGGCATCTATTTTGCCGGGGCCAAGGCCGCCCCGCCCAGCGAGGGCAACGCCGACGAGGGGACGCTCCCACCCCCGCCGGCCGGGGACCTCCAGGACCTGGACGACGACGGCGCACTGCCGTTTTGAGCGCTATGATGACCTTATGCTGGAGCTGCCGCCGGGCCCTGGGGACCATGGGATGCCCCTGGTGCGAGTATGACGAGATAGAGCACCGGGTGCGGTTTGAGCCGGTCCCCGGCTGGACAGCCAAAAAACAGGTGCGGGCCCACGGGATGACCTCCTACACGGTGATCCGGTGCCCGCTGTACCTGGAGGACGAGGAGAGGGAGATCCAAAATGAAAATTGAAAATCTGATTGCCGCACTGAGGCGGCTGAAGGTGCAGACCGGCTCTCTGGCCTGCCTGGTCTGCGGGCTGGGATGACTGATAGGGAGATCATGCGGAGAACTAGGATCCAGTCAGATAGTACGCTGCGGGAGTATAAGCGGCGGGCGAGAGCCCTGGATCAACAAACAGGAGGATAATAATATGAGCAAGAAACTGACCACCTACAAGGGAACTGATAAGGACATGAAATGCCACGGCGGCTTTCAGTATGAACTGGGAAAAATGTACACGGATGATGGCGCCATCCGCTGTGGCGGGCGCGGATTCCACTCCTGCAAGGCTCCGCTGGATGTATTTCGCTATTTCGCACCAAATAAAAGCCGGTATTTCGCTTGCCTCGTGGGCGGGACCGTAGACGAAGACACCGCGGACAGCAAGATCGCGTCCTCTGAGCTGGAGCTGAAAGCGGAAATTGGGATCCCCGGGTTGGTTAAAGCACACATCGAGTACGTTAAGGCTCATACTACAACGGAGCACACTGACCACAAACAGGCAACCGCCGGGGACTATGGAGCCGCAACCGCCGGGGACTATGGAGCCGCAACCGCCGGGGACCGCGGAGCCG